TTCAGATATTACGATTAAAAAGAAAAAGCATGATAAACCTTTGATTGAAACGCATCAAATGCGAAATAGTGTTGATCATGTGGAAGGGAAACGGCGATGAGTGCTGCATTTTTTGTTTTTAGGCGTGATATTAGTGCTTTTAGTCTTGGTGCAACCACGGTGAATGTTGATGGTACTACGACTCCAGGAGCAGAAACTCCCTTTACAATAAAGGCTAGTTGTCAACCTGCGAATCCAAAAGATGTTGAATTACTTCCTGAAAATAGAAGAAACGACGGTGGTACTTTTACATTGTATACGGATGACGTTTTGATAACGATTAATGAGTCCACTACTCCGAGTTCTAACCCTGATCAAGTGACTATTCAAGGTGAGAGATATGAAGTTTTTCAATCTGAATCGTGGACTAATAATATCATAAGTCATAATAAGTATTTAGCGGTGAGAGTGGTAACGAAGTAATGGCTCACGATTATGTGAATTTAGATTCAGGAATTAGAGATATGGTCATGCAATTGACCGGTCTTACTAATGATTTTGTGGTCAAAGCGAATAATAATACAGGTCGTCCTAATTTGCCGTATATCTCATTTCAAAGAATAAGTGAACAAAAAATGCAGAGAAATCATGTGATTGGTGCCGATGGAACGAATGATACTCGGATATTCAATACGAAACGTTCCACCGTTAGGTTTCAAGCGTATGGTAGCGGTAATACTGCATTTGAATTATTAGATGATTTAATTATGGGTCAAGATAACGAGGTTGTTATTGACGAAATAAGGACTACCTACGGCTTCAATGTTTTAAGCTACGGGAATGTCAATGATATACCGACAATTACAACGAATGTTATTGAGTCTAGAGCATTTGTTGACGTTATTATTACATTCACAACGGTATTGACTATAAGTGGTACCTCCGGTGATGTAATTGAGGATGTGAATGGAACAGGCGTATTAAAAGACGCAAAAACTGGTGATAGAAATGTAACTTTTTCAATTGATACATAAAGGGGTTGCTTATGGCAGAACTCTCGAATATTATTGTTGTCAATATTACGAAGCAAACGACCCCTCTATCGCGGGCAAGTTTTTCTAATATATTGATTGTTGGACCTAACCCCACATTTGTGAATAGGATCCAATTTTTTTCAGCAACGGCTTCAGGTCTGACTGCCTTAGCTGCCGTTTTAACGGGTGGCACCGGTGACCCTGAATATATCGCGGCAAGTGCAATTGTGGCACAATCGCCACGAGTGACACAGTTTGCCGTTGGTCGTGAGGATGGTGGTGACGCTACAATTACGGTGACACTTGACGCTATTGTTGCAGAAAGTAATGATTGGTACGGTCTTGTGATTGTTGATAGAACTGTCGCGGTACAGAAACTTGCGGGTGATTTTGCGTTGGCGAATAAAAAATTGTTTGCTTGTGCAAGTGCTGGTACAGATATTGGCGGCGGCATTATTGACATTATTGACCAGGCAGATGGTGTTGATGCAACATCGATTGCCTTTCTCTTTAAGAGTGGTAGTAACGAAAGAGCAATTGCATTTTATAAAGCCGATGCTGCAACGAAATTCACTGACGCTGCTTTGCTGGGGAAAATTCTTCCTCTGGAAGCGGGAACGTATACGGCCGCATTTAAAACATTACTTGGAGAAACCATTGACGTTTTAACAGATACACAAGCGAAGAATGTCAAAGATAAAAATGCGAATACGTACGAAGAAGTTGCAAGCAGAAGTATAGTACAGAATGGCACAACAGGAACGGGAGAATTTGCAGACGTTATAGTATTTGAAGATACGCTTGTGAATGATATTCAGACTAATCAATTCATTTTACTCGCAAATACACCGAAAGTTTCCTATGATGATTCAGGTATTAATACGGTCAATTCGACGTTAATCAATACATTGAAAGGCCATCAAAGTGAAGAAGGTAGGCCCAGAGGTATTACGGCAGATTCATTTGATCCTCTTACAAAGGATAGAACTGGCGGCTTTTCAACAACCGTACCGCTTGCATCGAGTGTGCCAACGGTAGACAAAGCGAATAGAGAATTGAATAATGTTGAATTTACGGCTTTCTTAAGTGGTGCAATACATAAAGAAGTCATTAACGGAATATTAACCCTGTAGGAGGTAATCAATGGCTGGAACATATGACCCTAAAAAAATACTTCTCACGTTTGGCGGAATTCCGGTGTCGGGTTATGCCGATGGAACCGGTATTGAAATTGAGAGAAGCAACCCCACATGGAGTATGTCAACTGGTATGGATGACGAAACGGCTTTTACGAAAAGAAATGACACTTCCGGGAAGGTTACTGTTACATTACAGCAGACATCGTTGACTAATAATGTGTTGAGTGGATTTATGCTGCTTGACGAAACAGTAAACGGCGGCCTGTTTCCAATTCTTGCTAAGGACGTGTTGGGCTTAACCGAATCTTCTGGATCGGGACGTATAGAGATGCCACCGGCACAGGGTTTTGCCAATGAAATATCAACCCGTGAATGGTCAATATTATGTTTCGGATTGAGTATTTTCATAGGTGGTAATTTAGTATAAGTATAGATATAAAACAAAGGCTATTTAAAAATGAATTCGTATAAAAAAGAACAGACTGTTATTGAGATTGGAGAGAAATCTCACAAAGTTGAAGTTGCGGCATTCCCCGCCCGTAAAGCTATTAAAATTCAAATTAAGCTTGCAAGATTCATTGCACCACTTCTAGCAAATATTGATACGAGTGACACAAGCAAAATAACACAATCTCTTAACTCAAGTACCATTGCATCGGCATTAAAAGGGTCTCTTGATGAAGAAAAAATAGAGAAATTGATTCTTGAATTGCTAGAAGTTACAACCATTGACAATAAAGTAATCGGAACCGGTAATGAGCCACAATTTGATATTATATTTGCGGGAGAATTTGGATTACTCTTTGATGTAATAAAATTCGTGTTGGAGGTTAATTTTGGCTCTTTTTTGGAAAAACTGGGAGTTACCTCAAAGAAGGAGGCGCTTCAAAGTTAAGTTTTAAAAAGAAAAGCAAAATAGAGAAAGTAATGTCTAGAATACATCCAGACTTACGAGAAGAAGAGATTTTGTGGCGATTAATTATAAATAATGTATGTACATTGCAGGAATTAGAGACAACATATACCCTTGACGACGTTATGCGCGCAAATGCAATGTTGAATGCAAAGATTGAAATAGAGAATATTTGCGCGGAACAAGAGGAAAAGTAAATGTCAAAGAAAATCATCCCACTCAATGCCCCATCAGACGAAAAACCGATTGATACTAAGATTATGTTCAATAAATTGCTTGAACATGAAGGACGTTTAGTAGAATTGGAACAGGATCAAAGTTTGGTGAAGGAGTTAAAGGATCAAGTGGGAGAGGTTATGACGACACAAAGTAAAATAGAGGGCGAAATCGGCTCTATAAAGCAAAGTATTAATGGTATCCGTTTATATTTTAGAAATTACAGAAAATGGATTTTAAGTACGGCGGGTGCAGCTGTCATATTGGTATTTGCTGGAATATGGCAATCTTTAACGACGGGACTTACTCTATATAGAGAAGATAAAGCAGAATTTGAGGCGAGAATGATAAAACAATCGGATAAAAACGGTAAATCAATAGAAAAAATGCATGATGATATTACGAATTTTATTAGAACTATGAATAATATTCCTAAGGATAGCGGTGGTTAAATGATACCCTATTTCTATACATGGCAAATCTTCTTTTTCTTTATAGTGAATGTCATTGTATTGACAAAATACCGTCCTGAAATTAAATGGAAACGGTATGCAAGTGTTATGATAATCAATTGTACATGGGGAATAATACAAATCAATGATCTCGAAAATTATGCATCAATACCTGCATGGGGATTTTTCGAAGGTGTATCGTATTGGGGACCAGCTTTCGGCCATGTCTATTGGGATGATATCGGTTTTGTTTTTGTGTGCACTTCTTTATTCTATTATTTCCTTTTTAAAACTAAAAATATCCCTGACATAATCCCCAAAAAATCGTATATATGGTTCGTATGTGCTTTTATTTTAATAGAAGCAGAATTGTATCATATCTGTGGTGAGGGTGGGAAAACACTTATCTTGATTTATACCTTAATTCCTATCTTGCTATTTACATTCTATTGCATTATAAAAAATCATAAACCCAACGTTACACAAGCATTTTCATTTCTTGGTTTGGTTTTATTAGTTAGTTTGCCATGGGAAATTCTCAACGACATATACAAATGGTGGTTTTACAATAAGGAATCAGATGTTTTCTCGAAGCGTGAATTTATTTTAGGCGGGAATGTTCCCTTGGCAATTTTTCCTCAGTATACAATTTCTGGATGGGTCGTTATGTTTTCCATATGGACCGTATTTTGTAATGAAAAACATAATAAGGTTACCGCATAATGGCTACCGTACTCAGTGAATTAATTAATGTTATAGGCTTTAAAGTCAATAAAGGTGAACTGGCACAAGCTGAAAAATCATTTCAAAAACTGGGAAGAACTCTTGAAAGTGCTGCGGTAAAATTAAGCATCGCATTTACCGTACCCTTTGCTTTTTTAACAAAAAGTCTTGCCGGTACTCTTTCGGATTTTGAACAATTAGATGTGGCATTTACCACTATGTTGGGCAGTGCCGAAAAAGCAAAATCACTCCTTGATGATCTCTTTGCCCTGGCAGAGGTAACACCATTTTCAATACAATCGGTTACGGCAGCCGCAAAACAGTTACTTGCAATGGGTATAGAGTCAGAGAAGCTAGTGGAGACTTTAACAAATCTAGGCAATGTTTCCGCTGGTTTGTCTGTTCCGATAGGTAGACTTGCGCTTAATTTTGGGCAGGTTAGGACTAGGGGGAAATTAACCGGTCAAGAATTAAGAGATTTTGCGGTTGCTGGTGTTCCTTTGATTGCTGAACTTGCGAAACAATTGAAAGTTTCTGAAAAGGCAATTGCTGAAATGACGTCTTCCGGTGACATTGGTTTTAAAGAAGTCGAACTTGCATTTAAGACTATGGCAACTGGATCAGGAAAATTCTCAAATTTGATGATAAAGCAATCGAAAACTCTTGGCGGATTGTGGTCAACATTCAGGGATATCCTTGTTTTAAGTGCGCGTGACATGGATAAAAGCCTATTGCCCGCATTTAAGAAAATTGTTCTGGCTATGATTGGGATGGCAAAAACGCTGAAAGCATTAGACCCTGATCTAAAAGCGTTTTTATTTTGGGCTGGTGCTGCTGCTGCCGTTCTACCTCCGTTAATACTTGCTTTTGCGGCACTTGCAAAGACTATTCTCTTCGTGAGAAGTGCCCTCGTTGCGTTTCGACTTGCGGCAATTGCAGCGAATACGAGTATGTTATTGTTGGCGGCGAAGTTCGCATTAATCGCTGTTGCCGTTCTTGCGGTGATTGCAGTCCTTGCGCTGATTATCGAAGATATCCTTGTCTTTCAACGTGGTGGAAATTCCGCCATAGGATTGCTTATTGATAAATTCGATGAATTCAAGAATTTTCTTAAAAACAAATTTGGTGTTGAAGTTCCCCAGATATTTGAGAATATAGTTAAAAATATTAATAATGCTTTTGACGGCGTTATTGAATTTCTTGTAGGATCCTTTACCGGCAGATTCAAATTTGCGTTTGAATCATTGGGGAAATTTATTGTGTCATGGGCTTCAATAGTATTTGATGCACTTATGTTACCATTTCAGGCCGTTTTTGATTTAATTAATTCTATAACCGGTTTAGAATTAAAAGTTGATACGTCAGAGGATATAAAAAAGATATTAGGTGGATTTTCACAAACGGCTTTAGGTAGTCCACAAGTAGCTGGTGGTGGTGGTATACTTGCCGGTACTGCCGTTAACAATAATTCAAGAAATGTAAATGTTAATTCAAGTATTAATCTAACGTTTCCCGTGGGAACAAGTCAGACCGTTATCAATAATGCAGAAGATCAATTTAGAAAAGCGTTTCGCGCTGAATTTGGTGAGATAATGAGAGAGACTGCTGTCGCTAATCCGGAGACTCAATAATGGTATCCATAATGAGTAAAGACCCCCAAGGGGTAAACCAGTTATTGATTGATGTGACTTTGAGTGAAGGACATGAAGGGACAAATATTGTCTCTGAATATCCCGTTGAAGATGGATCTGTAGTGAGTGACCATGTAAGGCGCATTCCTGAAACGGTTACAATTGAATTCTTGACGACTGATACCCCCATCACTATTGTTGAGCCGAATACGGGAAAAACACAAGTACGGGCGGATGCATCAAACAGAGTCCAGTTGACATTTGATACTATATTGGGATTCGCGGGATACCAAGTCGAGAAGCAGGACGATGAATTCGCTTTTATTGGGAGTATCCCACAAAGGCTCACCATAATCACAGGCGTCAAAATATACACGAATATGATTATTAAGAATTTTAAAATGTCAAGAACACCGGAAATTGGTCAATCCGTCAGGCCAATAATCGTATTTCAAAAATTTAGACGAGCAAGAACCGAGTTTTTCCTTACACCAAATGTATCTGAATTAGATGGAAAAGCACCTGGTATAGAAAATCAGGCGCAAAAAAATAGAGATAATGGCGTTACTAAAACGAAAAATGTTGAAGACAACAGTATATTATTTAATATTGCTACAGATAAATTCGGAATAAAGAAGACACAAGGTGAGGCTAATTTTTTACCAACAGGAGCACAACCGTAATGGTCACAATTCCTTTTGTTGATTCTGCTGATTTTAGCATTGAGGTTACTCTCGATAATACTCCGTTTAATTTGAGATTCATTTGGAATAGTCGGGGGGATGATTTATATACTGGATTTTGGGCAATGGATTTTGCGGACCGTGATCAGTTGGATATAGTTACGGGGCAACGTTTGGTAATACAAGGGGAGTATCTAAGACAGTTTCCCGGTCGTGGTTTACCACTTGGTGCAATGTCTTCTTTTGATCCGACGGGTAGTACTGCGCCAATAGAACAAGATGATTTTCTTAACGAAAGGGTATCTCTTGTGTATATTACCGAAGCAGAATTCGAGGCGCTATAATGGCAAACACGTTGACAGGAAGAGAGATTCGATTTGTAATTGGTGAGATCAATTTGGAGACTGCAGTATTAGAAGGATTCAAGATGAATTTTCAAATACGAAAAACTGATTCTGCTGATCCTAATACCTGTACATTAAAAATTTGGAATTTGAATGTAAGTACAAGAAATAGAATATCAAAATTAGATGACTTTGGTTTTGTTAGTGCTGGATATAGGGATGCTAAATCTGTTGAGACTATTTTCGCCGGAAACATTACTAATATTAGTGAAATCTATGAACCACCATACATTGTTACTACTATTTCAATGTCAGACGGCGAGAAAGTTCTCAACAAAAAAAGAGTTTCAGTGAGCTACTCGAAGGGATCCCAAGCATTGAATATTCTAAAAGATCTGATAACAAAAACGGGATTACCTTTGAAAACTCCCTTGGGAAAATTGGGATTGAATAAAGTATATAATACGGGATTTGCCCATGTTGGATCAGTCGTTACTGCAATCCGAAAAGTCTCTGAATATTCTGGTCTCGATTGGTCTGTTCAAAACGGTGAATTTAAATTTACCCTTGCTGATAAATCAGATGATTCGAGAGTTATTGTGATTGATAGTGAAACGGGCATGTTGGGGTCACCCCAAAAAATAAAAATCAAGGATAATAGAAGAAAATCAAAAACACAGTTGGATGGATGGAAAGTGATTTCATTTCTTCAACCAAAGGCGGAACCTCAGGGAAAAATAGAATTGTCCAGTTTTGTGACGGGAAGCACTAAATTATATAAAATCATCGATATTGAGCATAGTGGGGATAATTTTGTGAGTGATTTTCAAACAACGTTTACAGTAATTGAGGAAGCAGCATGAGTTTACAAGACAGCCCAACACTTTCAGAATTGATGCGTACTATTTTTACTACGCTTCTTTCTGATCAATTACATACTGTTTTGCCAGGAATTATTACTGAATATGATTCAAAAACTCGAAAAGCTACAGTGCAACCGCAAGTTGATCAAAAATTTCTTGATGGGGAGAAATTGCAATATCAACCTATAGTTGAAATACCGGTTATCTCTATGCAAGTGGGGAACGCTGGATTACGATTACCGGAGAGTCAATATGTTGATCAAACATGTGTCCTAATATTTTCTGAAAGATCTCTTGATAATTGGTTGCTACAAGATGGTGCTGAGGCTCCTAATGATCCAAGGAAATTTGATATTACGGATGGCATTTGCATTGTGGGGTTGCACCGGTTTATTAATGAGGATGAGGGTGGAAATGACCTTAACTTGGAATATAATGACACGAAGATAACGATTAGGGCAAGTGGTGATATTGAATTGGATGGTGGGAATAAAATTATTGTGAAGGCGAATGGTGATATTGAATTGGGTACTTCAGGGCTAAGGAAGTTGGTAAGTGATTCATTTCAACCTATTTTCCATGGTCATAGGCATAATTATATTGATGGCGTTGGAATAGGCGTTGGCAATACTTCCACGCCATGTTCATTAGTACCAAATCTGATCACGCTTCCCGTAGCAATATTGCCTTCCGTTCCGCCAACAGGATTGTTAGGTTTAGAGATACCAACTACCGCTTTAACAACAAAAGTGAGTGCACAATAATGGCCGGGAAAGTAGACATAGAACTCGATCTTATAACCCATGACATCTTAATAGAAGATTCAGACATGCAGTTAGTCAGGGATATAGATTGGTTACGTCAAAGCGTAAAAGTTAAATTCCTGTTTTTTCTGGGTGAGTGGTTTCTTGATACGACGATTGGATTGGATCATTACGGGCTTGTATATGTAAAAGATCCAGATTTGAATTTGATTGACAATATGTTTAAATATGCGTTAATTGAATATGATGAAATAATTGAAATATTATTTTATGAGTCTGTGTTAGATCCTTTTACAAGACAATTAGATGTCAATTTTACGGCATCGACAGTGTTCGGCGAAGAAGAATTTTCAGTAACAATATAGGATAGATATATGACATTTGGCATCGTAGCAACCGGCTTTAATAAAAAAACACTTGATGATATTGTTACAGAAATGAACAATGATTATAAAACGTCACCTGTTTTCGGTAATGATGTTGATACAAGTGCCGCGTCAGTGATAGGTCAAAATATTGGTATCACCGCAAAGCAAGCCGCTGACGCTTGGGAGAATATGCAACGTGAGTATACAAACCAAAGAATAGCTACCGCAACCGGAGTTAATCTTGATTATCTCGTACAGCTAAATGGCATAATAAGACTTGCCGAAACGCCAACAACCGTAAACGTAGGTCTCGCTGGCACCGATCTCGCGCTTATTCCTTCATTGACACAAGTTAAGAATAGTGTCACTCAAGAGCTGTTTAGTTTGCTTAATGATACTATTATAACGAATTTGCAACAATTACAGATATTCGTCACTGTGGATACTGCAATTACAGGAGCATATACGATAACTATCGACGCGACTCCATATACGTTTAATGCAGTGGTACCAACGGATACGGTTGATATTATCGCAGCTGGCCTTGTAGCCCTTATTAACGGAGATATTAATGCAAATGCCGACGCTATAGATTTACTTAATGGCAGAATTCAGCTTGACACAGCAATACCTCAAGACCCCTTTGACACTACATTAAATGCGAATATGACGTATTATACCCCTAGTTTTTTTGAAAGTATAAATACCGGCCCGATTCTGGCAGTTGTCAATACTCTTGACATTATTGATACCCCCGTTGCGGGACTTGCTACCGTTAATAATTTCCTTGATGGTCTAAAGGGGCGTTCTACAGAAACCGATGCGGAGTTGAGAGAACGTTATTTCAATAGTCTTACGATAGTCGGCGGCTGTACTCTTGAAGCAATAGTATCACAATTTAAGCAAGATACTGAAATAGCCGCGACTGCTGTTAAAGGTTTTGAAAATAGAGAAGATGTTACTGATATTGAGGGAAGGCCACCACATAGTTTCGAAATAGTGATATTATCGGCTGATACTCCTGACAATGATCAATTGATCGCTGATAAATTATGGTTTTTGACAAAGCCAGCAGGAATAGAAACTTTTGGA